ATCGGAGGCAAAGTACGCACTGGATCGCCAACAGGAGACTGTCAAGGCGGCCCAACAAGCCGATCTTATCCTCGCTCGCGACATCAAGGGCTGGAATGCCAAGTACGCGGACACATTGGCCGGATACGCACGGGCCGAGTTCGAGGTGGACATGATGGAGCCGTCCATGTTGACGAATTCGACCGTGTGGAAGGTCATGCACCGCGCCTACATCGGCGATCAGCTCGCGAAAAAGGCCGCTGCGAAGGCCAGGGAAGCGGAGCCCGAAGTGGAAGCGAAGCCGGTGCCGCAGGTCGCGGCACGCCGGAGTGCTCCAACGGCGGGGCTCAGCGACCGTCTCTCAACCGAGAACTGGATGAAGCAGCGGAACCAGCAACTCTCAAAGCGAGGATAGAATGTCATGGCTAACACAATTCTCACGCCGACCGCTGTGACGCGGGAGGCATTGCGCGTTCTGCATCAGAAGTGCAACTTCATCGGGTCCATCAATCGGCAGTACGATGACAGCTTCGCACGGCAGGGCGCCAGGATCGGCGACTCCCTCAAGATCAGGCTGCCGAACCAGTACACCGTCCGCACCGGCGCCACGCTCGACGTCCAGAACACGACCGAGAGCAGCGTGACGCTTCAGATCGCGACGCAGAAGGGCGTGGACATCAACTTCTCGTCCAACGAACTGACGCTCTCGCTCGACGATTTCTCGAAGCGCATCCTTGAGCCGGCGATGGCGGTGCTGGCGGCCAACATCGAGAGCGACGCCTTGTCGATGTACAAGAACGTCTACAACGTCGTGGACCGTGACGCTCAGGCGCTGACCCTGGTGGACATCCTGAACGGCCGCCGGCTCCTGAACGAGAACCTCGCGCCGATGGACGACATGCGTGTCGCCATGCTCTCGCCGTTGCACACGGTCAAGCTGGTCGATGCGCTCAAGGCGCTGTTTCACGAATCGACCGCGATCAAGAAGCAGTATGCCGAGGGCATGATGGGCCGGACTGCGGGCTTCGACTTCTATGAGAACACGCTCGTCACCGACCACACCACAGGGACGGCCGTCAACGGCGACACCTTGTACAACGTCAACGGCGCCAGCCAAACCGGATCAACGCTCACGGTGGACACCGGCACCACGACATTCCTGATCGGCGATCTCATTACGATTGCCGGCTGCAACCGTGTCCATCCAGAATCGAAGGCCGATACGGGCACCGCCCAGCAGTTCGTGATTACCGCCAACTCCGGCGCTTCGGCGACCTCACTGTCGATCTCGCCCTCTATCGTGACCTCGGGCGCGACGCAGAACGTGTCGGCCTCGCCGACGAACGGCGGCGCCATCACCAAGCTCTGCGCCGGTGCATCGGGCACGATCAACTCGACGATGCTCTACCATAAGGACGCCTTCACGTTTGCGACGGCGGACCTGATCATGCCGCAGGGCGTCCACTTCGCGGCGCGCGAGGTCTATGACGGCATCTCGATGCGCATCGTGCGCGACTACGACATCAACAACGACAAGTTCCCGTGCCGCATCGACGTGCTCTACGGCTACAAGGCGATCCGGCCTGAGAACGCCGTTCGCATCCACGCAGACGGCTGATAGGAGAAAGACATGACCGGCATCAAGGAACTCTCGGACGGCGGCCCGGACGGCACGCGGCTCGGGCAAAGCGCATCCGACCTCATCGGCTTCCACGGCAAGGCGCCGTCCGATCAGCGGGCCTTCACTGCCAGCGCCACCGTAGTCGGCACGACCGCCACACCCTACGGCTTCTCCAGTTCGGCCGAGTTCACGGCGGCCATGACGCTGTTGAACGAACTGAAGCTGCTCATCGTCGAGAAGGGCCTGATGGCGGCGTCCTGACGGCGATGTACGAGAGCGGGCCATATCTCGGCGGCCCGTTCCCGTTTGGGGGGCGATCCGCTCTCACGGAGGAGGCGGCGATGGCGAATACCGCTCACGCCGCCTCCCTCGGCTTTCCATATGTCGATCACGACGGCTTCCGGTTCGAGCCGCTTGCCGTTCTTGGCGGCGGCCCATCGTTGGATCGCCACATCGACGAGATACGCATGTGGAAAGGCGAGCGCTGGGCGATCAACGGCGCGTTCCAATGGTGCCGGTCGCACGGCATAGAGGCCACGCTGTTCACCATCCATCCGGCAGCCGAGAACATGGTCGGCTGCATGAAGGCGATCTTGGCCGAAACGTGCGAGCCGGCGGTGTTCGACGGCCTGCGCGGCGCGGACATCAGGCTATTCAGGATCGGCGCCGATGCGCCTGCGTCCAGCGGACCGAGCAGCGCGACGGCGGCGCTCAGCGTCGCCATCCTTGACGGCTATACGGACGTCACCTTCTACGGCACGGAATGTAGCTTCGAGGACGGCCGGAGCCACGCCTATCCGAACGATGAGGCGCAGCCGTGGGTTCTTGAGGTGCTCTGCGATGGCTGGCATTATCTGACCGAGGTGGAGTATCTCTTGCAGGCCGACTGTCTGGCGGCGGCGATCAGGAGCCTGCCGAGCATCTACCGCGAGCGGTCCGGCGGGCTCTTGCGCGCCATGATCGCGGCGGACGGCTACTACGACATCACGCGCGTCTCGCGTTCACTTTGTGAACGCCTGTGCGGTGCGCCGACCCCGAAGGAGGACTGATGGGCTATATCCTGCGCGCATATCGAGCCGGCCCCGGGCGATCCGTGGAGAGCCGCTTGATGGACAGCGAGCAACTCCATACGGGCGAAGCGCAGGCGGCCGGCTGGCGCGACTCGCCAGAAAAGGTCATCGCCGACATGCGGAAGGCGGACCTGCCGCAAGCCGCTCCAGCCGAACCGCCTTCGCCGGAGCCCGTAAAGCTCGGCGTCGCGGCCATGCAGGGCGAAGCAATCGTGCCCATCCCGATTGGCCGTGGCAAAAAGACCGAACCCGGCGCCACCTGTCCGTATTGCCGCGAGGCGGTCAAGCAGTCCGAGCTGGGCAGGCACATCTACCACTGCACGCGCGGCGCCGATGGTCCGCCGCCCCGCGAGGGATGACCGATGACCACCTATGGCGTCATGCAGGCGCGGATCGCCGATGAGCTGGCGCGCACCGATCTGACCACGCAGATTCAGACCGCCATCCTGTCGGCGATCAAGCACCACGAGCGCCGGGAGTTCTACTTCAATCAAAAGACGGCGACGTTCTCAACGGTCGCGTCGCAGGAGTATTACGGGTCAAGCGACCTCGCTGATATTCCGAACATCATCCTCCTGCGCGGCGCCGTGATCGACCTCGGCACGAACGCCAAGGAGCCACTAGACGTCGTGCAGTGGGAGGAGATTGACTGCGCGCAGACGGGCGCCATTACCGGTGACCCGAGTGCGATGGCGCTGTTCAAGCAGCAGATCAGGCTTTATCCGATCCCGACGGCCGTCCGCACGATCACGCTCGGCTACGTCTACCGGCTCACATCGCTCTCGGTATCGGCCGACACGAACGCATGGACCACTGATGCCGAGGAGTTGATCCGCAACCGCGCCAAGTATGACCTTGGCATCAGCATCGTTCGCGCTGTGGGGGACGACGAACTGGCGCGTTGGCGCAATGAGGAGATGGAGGTGCTGAACGACCTCAAGCGTGAGACGCGGATGCGGCGCGGCAACGTGCTGCTCGGCACCGATGTTCCCGTGACAACCTCGCGCTACAACATCAACACCGACCGATGATTCCGTTCGGCTCATACGCGCCGGATCAGGCCATCCTCGGGAGCGGGTTCGCCTCGATTGCCAAGAACGTCGTACCGCGCACGAATGGCAGCTACGGCCCGGTGCTCGGGCCGTCGGTGTTCTCCGGCGCGTTGACCGCACGCTGCCAGGGCGCTTTCTCGTGCAAGGACACGACCAGCGCGGTGCACAGCTTCGCTGGCGATGCGACGAAGCTCTATAAGCTCTCCGGCTTGACATGGAACGATGTGTCGAAGGGCGGCGGCTACACGGTGTCGTCGGAGGAGTTTTGGGAGTTCATCCTGTTTGGCGACCGGGTGATTGCCTGCGCCGCCAGCAATGCGCCCCAGGTGTTCCAGCTAGGTGTCTCGGCCCTGTTCGCCGACCTCTCGGCCACCGCGCCGACCGGCAAGCATGTCGCCAAGATCGATCCGGGCTTCGTCATGTTCGGCAATCTGACCGGGTTCCCGGGCCGCATTCATTGGGGCGCGTTCAACGATGCGACCAATTGGCCCACGGTCGGCACGGCGGCGGCCGAGGCGGTGCAGTCCAACCTGTACGATCTCCCGTCAGGCGGCGCCGTCCAGCGCATCATCGGGGCGGTCGGTGGCGCCGATGGCCTGATCTTCATGGAGACGGCGGTCTACCGTGTGGACTATGTCGGGCCTCCGGCCGTGTTCGAGTTCCACGAAATCGAGCGCGGCCGGGGCATCGACGCGCCGCACAGCGTGGTCAATGTCGGCCCGTTCGCGCTCTACTGGAACACGGACGGCAGCTACCGGACGGATGGCGCGCTGCCGCTGCCAATCGGCCACAACCGGATCGACCGGACGCACATCCAGAACGACGCCGACGACAACTTCATTAACCGCGTGGTCGGTTCGCTCGATCCCGAGGAGAAGATGGTCTGGTGGATTTATCCATCGGCGACGGGCGTGGGCGGCGGCACATGCG